ACCGCTCTATATCACCAATCGGGTTCATCATCTGGCTCATTAAAACTATATGATGCATTGAAGAAAGGAGCAGATTTTCAAGCTCGTAGAACTGAAAATGTTTCAACTTCACATTATTTTGTAAGAGCAAATAATAGAGAATTTAATTTTTCAAACAACCCAACATTTGTAAGTGGTTCAGTAGGGGCATTTGTTAATTCATCATTTGAAAAAGACCCTAAAGTGTATATCACTACTGTAGGTCTTTATGATGATGGAAATGAGTTGATAGCAGTAGCTAAAACATCTCAACCAATTGCAAAATCATTCGATAAAGAGATTGCAATTAAAGTTAAATTAGATTTCTAATCAGAGGATATAATTAAGACAATCAACCCCCTTCAATGGGGGTTTTTTGTTAATTTGATATTTATATATGATATGTTAAAAAGAATACCTAAATCAGATATCAGTATTCGCCCGTTTAAGGCGTATAAAGAATGGAGCTTTGATGAAACTTCTAATGAAATAAATTTATTAGAAGCAAATGAAACTTCATCAGTATTATCTGGATTATATCCACAAAATTCAATATACGGACAACTAAGAGCACAATTCTATTATGATTCGGGTGATAATATATTTTTAAGAAGTGGACATAAGCAAAGCATATATACTAATTCTAAATTAGCAAAAGAAAGATTTTTAAGTGGTTCTGCTAAAGTAATATCTATTCCAAATATATACATTGGTGAAGGGATAAAAAAAGGTTCGGTAGTATTAGTAGATAATGAAAACCAATTAAATGAAATATCTTATGTGGATGATTCCTTTGGAAATTTACAAGATAATAGAGACCAAATTAATATTTCCAGAATTGATATGGGTGAGGAATTTCCAGGTACCCAACCAGCAATAATAAATTTTATAGATTTAGATGAAAATGTATATTCGGCATCTTTAGAACTCTACGCATTTGATATCCAATTCGGAACATTAGATTTAATATATAATGGAATTCCAAGAGAAACAATAAATTTAATTAGTTTAGATATTGAAACTGGAATAGCAATAGCAGAAGATATTCCATTTTTGCCAGAACAAGCACAAGGTATTAAAATTGGTAATGTATTTTATAATCAAGGATTAATTGTAATAACAAAGGATGCTGCTAGTAGATTGGAAAATGGATGGCAATTGGATTATAAATCAACTAAAACAATTTATGAGCACGAATATCTTTTAATTGCAAATGAAGATGAATTTAATGTGTCACAAAACCCATCAGCAGTTGTTGAGGTTGGAAAGACAACTGAATTTATAACAGGTAGTGATAATAAAATATATAAAGTTACAACTAACCCTGGTACAAAATATATTAAGAAAAAATCTACATTAGAGAATGGAAATATATTAGATTATAGATTTGCATCAAATTATACATCATCAGTTAGTGGTGGGTTTGAACATTATGATTTAAGTGGTTCAATAGATAGCACGGGCTCATTCTTAGCACCATTTATTACAACAATTGGATTATACGATGATAATTGTGATTTAGTAGCAGTTGCTAAGTTACCACAACCAATTAAATCAGAACCAGATATGCCTGTAAACTTTATTATCCGTTTTGATACTTAACTTATATTTATATTAAACAAACAACATTATGTCAAAGATTTTAGAATTATACAAAGCAGCTCAATCATCATTAGGTGTTGATAAGATTTCATTCGAAGCTGGTAAAAATGCACAAACTCCATACACTACGAATGATTTAAAAAAAGTAGATGACCAAATATTAACTGCTGATAAATTTAAAACAGGAAGAGTTGGAGAGATTAGCGATAAGAAATACTCTGATTCAGTAAAAAAATAAACCAATTTAATGGCTAAAAAAGTTACAAATAAAAGTAATCCTAAATGGGTTGCTAAAAAATATGGATTTAAGTCTGGTTTAGAAGAAACCATATCAAAACAAATAGAGTCAAAAGGAATTAAAGTAGAATATGAAACTGAAAAAGTTCCATATATAATTCCTGCATCCACTCACCACTATCATCCTGATTTTAAATTACCTAATGGTATTAGAGTAGAAACGAAGGGTAGGTTTGTAGCAGCTGACAGAAAAAAACACTTGTTAGTTAAGGCTCAAAACCCTAATTTGGATATACGATTCGTATTTTCCAATTCTAAGAACAAAATCACAAAAAGCTCTAAAACCACCTACGCAGATTGGTGTGATAAGAATGGTTATAAGTACGCAGATAAAGAAATACCAGATTATTGGTTTTTAGAACCATAAAAAGTTGGTAATATCAAATATTTGTAGTATATTTGTGATGTGTTAAGTAGCAATGATAAAAATAAGGTAATTAATGCCCTTACTAATGTATTGGGCCATGGTCTTACGTTGAGAGGCAACGAATTGGCATTTCACTGCCCATTTTGTAATCATCATAAGCCAAAACTCCAAGTCAATACTGATTCTCAAAAATGGCATTGTTGGACGTGTAATAGTGGTGGTAAAAAATTAACATCTTTATTAAAAAAGTTAGATGTTGATAGAAAGACTATTTCTATTATTAGAGAAATCTATGGTGATAGTAATTATAACCCACAATTAGAGGATGCCGATACAAAGGTGTTCATTCAATTACCAAAGGAATTTGTATCGCTTAGTGAGTCTCCTAAAGGGTTTAATCCTGAATATAAACATGCTATGTTCTACCTTACTCAAAGAGGTATTGGTATGAAAGAAATAATAAAATATAATATTGGTTATTGTAAAGAAGGTTTGTATAGTAGAAGAGTTATTATACCATCATATGATTTAAATGGTCAATTAAATTATTTTATTTCTCGTTCATATTATACTGAAGAGAAAATGAAATATAAAAACCCACCTATCAGTAAAAATATTATAGCATTTGAATCACAAATTAATTGGAATGAACCAATTATACTTTGTGAGGGTGTATTTGATGCAATTACAATAAAAAGAAACGCAATTCCATTATTAGGTAAATTCCCATCCAAACAATTGGTAGAGAAAATCTTTATGAGTGGAGTTAGTGATATTGTTATTTCATTAGATAATGATGCTATCAATGAAGCGCTTAAAGCAGCGGAATATTTTAGAAAGCAAGGTATAAATGTTAAGATGATGTATCTTAGAGATAAAGATGCATCTGATATGGGATATGAAAAATTTTATGAAGAATTAACGAAAACTAAAGAGTTTTCATCCGAAGAATTACTATTAAACAAAATAAATAGTTTATGAAAAGATTAAAAACAATCTACCACATTGCCGATGTACATATTCGTAATGTACAAAGACATAAAGAGTACAGAAAAGTATTTGAAACAATGTTTGAAGAAATCCGTAAAAGAGGAACGGAAAATTCACTTATCTATTTAGCAGGTGATATTGCTCACGCTAAATTAGAATTATCTCCCGAATTAGTTAGAGAGATAAGTTGGCTATTTACAGAATGTTCAAAACATTGTGAAACTATCCTTATCACGGGTAATCACGATTGTAATATGAACAACTCTGATAGATTGGATGTACTTACTCCAATTGTAGAAGCCCTAAATCTACCAAACTTTACTTACCTAAGAGATACTCAAGTATATTCTATTGGTGGAATCGATTTTGGTGTATTCAGTATCTTCGATGATAAAAAGAATTGGCCAAAAGCTGATACATTATCGGGCAACAAAAAGATTGCGTTATTTCACGGACCTGTTGATAACTCACAAACTGATATTGGATATGTAGTATCTTCACGTCATTTTACAACCGATATGTTTGATGGTTATGATTTAGCACTATTAGGTGATATCCATAAAAGGCAAACTATGATTTCTCCAAGCGGATGTAAAGTAGTTTATGCTGGTTCGTTAGTACAACAAAACTTTGGTGAAAGTTTAAATGGACATGGATTCTTAGCTTGGGATTTAGATTCTATGAAATACGAAGGAATTGATATTCCAAACGAATATGGATATTATACATTGGATATTGATAATGGAAAAGTTCCAATTGTAACTGATATGCCAAAAAAACCTCGTTTAAGAGTTCGATTATCAAATACCGATTCAGCTGATACAAAAAAGGTAATTACTGAAATTAAAATGCGATATGGTGTTGAAGATTTTACAATTATTAGAACCGATTCATTTAATAAACAAAAGACTGGAAATAGATTGAGCAAATTGGATTTTGAAGATGTAACCGATATCAATCATCAAAATACATTAATAAGAGAATATGTTCAGAGAATGATGCCGTTTACAACTGCTGAAGATTTGGATGCGTTGGAAGGCGTTAATAGAGATATCAATAGTAGAATAACACAAGAAGAAATACATAGAAACATTCATTGGAAACCAATTAAATTTAAATTTAGTAATATGTTTTCATATGGTGAATCTAATAAAATTGATTTCCAAAAAATTGGAGGATTAATGGGATTGTTTGCACCAAACGCAGCTGGTAAATCATCTCTATTTGATGCTATTTCATTTTGTTTATACGATAAATGTAGTAGAGCTTATAAAGCTCAAAATATTATGAATAATCGTAAATCAGATTTTGAGTGTGAACTACACTTCCAAGTTGATGGAATTGATTTCTTTATTAAGAGAACCGCAAAAACTATTAATAAAGGTAAAAATGTTAAAGTAGATGTTCAATTTTGGAAAGAAGAGGGTGGGGTTATGACATCCTTAAATGGAACGGAGAGAAGAGATACGAATATCGTAATTGAACAATATGTTGGTAAGTATGAAGATTTTGTATTGACTGCATTATCATTACAAGGTAATAACTCTATATTCATTGATAAATCCCAAAGCGAGAGAAAAGATTTACTTGCTCAATTTATGGGATTGAATGTATTTGATAAATTATACGAAACAGCTACCGAAGATATTAAAGAGGTGGCAGTTCTTATTAAAAACTTTAAGAAAACTGATTTTACATCTGAATTAGCAGAAAAAGGATTAGAAAGACAAACCAAAAAATCAGAACTAAGAGGATTTGAAAAAACATTAGAAAGTAGAACAATAGATGTAACGGACTTATCTGATAGAATATTAGGATTAACAAAAGAGCTAGTGCCAGTAGATGGTAATTTAGATTTAGAAATATTAGAAAAGAAAAAGAATGATATTGGTAGGGATATCTTACATACACTTTCAGAAGAAAAACTTAAAAAAGAAAAATTAGATGGATATACTCAATCTATATCTGAAATTTCAAAATCAATTGAAGAAACAAAGTATATTAACGAACAACCAATTGAAGAAGCTAAGAAAGAATGGGATATACTAAAAGGTGAGATTAATAATACCGAACGTTATATTGCATTAGTAGAACAATCTTTGGAATCAAATAAAGAGAAGTTATCACATTTAGCAGAGCATGAGTATGACCCTAATTGTAACTTTTGTATGAACAATGTATTCGTAAAGGATGCAAAAGAAACTGAAAAGAAAGTTGAAGAGCAAATGGCTGATTTGGAAGAGATGCATGGTAAATTAAATTCTTTGATTAACCAAGCTAGCCGATTAGCAGATGTGGATGAACAATGGGATGAGTTAGTTGATTTAAAATCTAAATATCAAAAAGCAATTGTAATCAAAGAAAAAACAATTGCAGAATTAAATGGATTCATAACTCAACAGCAATTATATGATAATCAGTTGGAGCAAGTTAAAGTTGATATTCAAAAATATCACGATAACGAAGATACTATTAAACGTAATAAACAAATAGAATCTCTAATAAATGGATTGAATAAAACCAAAAGTGAGATTGAATTAGAAATCAAATCAATCAATAAAGATATTGCAGGCTTAAATGGCTCTATTTCTTCATTAGAATCGTTTATAGAAGGGATAAAGCAGAAGATGAATGATGTTAAGGATTTAGAAGAAAAGAACCGCCTATACACCTATTATTTAGATGCAGTTAAGAGAGATGGTATTCCATATGAGTTGATTTCCAAAGCAATGCCAGTTATTGAAAATGAAATCAATAATATATTAGGACAGGTTGTTGATTTTAGTATTGTAATGGATATCGATGGTAAAAACATCAACGCAAAAATCGTTTACGAAGACCAAGAATGGCCATTAGAAATGTGTAGTGGTATGGAGAAATTTGTAAGTGGATTGGCTATTAGAGTAGCACTTATTAACATATGTAACCTACCCCGTCCAAACTTCTTAGTAATTGATGAAGGATTTGGTACATTAGATGCAAACAACTTATCATCGCTATTTATGATGATGCAATATTTGAAAACTCAATTTGATTTTATTTGGATGATTTCTCATTTAGAACAAATGAGAGATATCGTAGATGGATTAATAGAGATTAAAAAAGTAGATGGATTTAGTAAGATTGACTTTTAACCTTATCAGCTCTTAACACACCCGCTTGAGGTTTAGTTACACCAACGTGTTTCTTAATTAAGTTTTCAACCAAGCTACCCATCTTAAACCCGTGTTCTTCGCAATAATTTTTGAGAAGTTCATGGGTTTCTTTTTTTATTTGAATCATTGAATATTTCATAACTTTATATTTCTTTAGTTTTTATTAGTTTTCTTTATATAAATATGAGTTATTTATTTTTTAGAGATATTTATTAGTATAAAATATTTCAAATACAATGGCATTAATACGAAAAACATTATTTGGTGAAAATTTAGATAGATACAATACGTTTGTACAAGATACTGATACCAATAGTAAATATTTTAAAATAACGGAATTACCTGATACGTTTACAGGTGGTAAAAACGCATTTCTTATACAAGGTTCAGAATACTTAGTAGCAGATACTTTAATTAAAATTGAATTAAAAGATTCATCTGGCAATATAATCTATCACGAACCAGGAGAAGGATACTTTTCATCATCATTAAACGATGAAAGTGGTAAAGCCATTATAACTGAATATTATGAAGGTGTTTCTAAAGTAGTAGCAGTTTATGTATATCCAGAAACCGCATTTGGTCCCTGTACTCTTACAATATTAGGAGAACTTTCTGAATATGATAATAATGGATTACTTACACCAATTCCGGTAAATTGGCAAGGACAATATAATGTAAAGTGGCAAAAACAAATTAATGTTAATCCATCTTTATCGAATACTACAAAGATTAGATTTTACCAAAGACCAGTTGTAACAATTAATGAAATAATATCACCAATTTTTAGAATAGAAAATGGTGTAAAAATAAATTCAGGAATCAACCAATCATTTGCAAACATTAAACTTTCAAAATTAGAAACATTTGCAGGTGATGTTAAAAGAGTAAAAGTATTTAGAACTTCACAAGGTGATATATCGGATTTTGATTTAATACAAGATATATTAGTTGAATCAAAAGAATTATTAACAACTACCGAATTATCAGGAAGTGTAGTTGGAAATACAGGAATATTTACATCAGAAACACTTAAAAACTTTTGGAATACAGGTTCGTTAAATACAGAACTTACATCTAGTCGAATTGAAAGTGGAGTTAAATTAACGGGTAATGGTAATTTTAGATATACATCATCGTTAGATTTAAAAAGCGCAAATACTTATGAATTAAATTTAGATGCGTTTTACTCATCATCTACATCAAGTAATTTAGGAATATATATAAGTGGTTCGGATGGAGGTAATGTTTTAATTAGTACATTAAATGGAATAACTCCTACAAAAAATCTATTAGATACGGTCATTCCATTTAAATTAGATTCTAATTTTCAAAGTGGTTCTTTATATTTTTCACAATCACAAGGTGAGTGGCATTTGGGAAATATTAGTTTACGATTATCAGAAGATACTGCATTTTCACCAGATGAGATTTCATTCATTACTACAATGCCGACGGTAATTGGAAATGAAGATTTTAATTTTAAATTTGAATTTTATGATGTAAATAATAATTTTGTTCCCGTATTAGTTACTGGTAGTGCAAATTTTACCGGAGGCTCTAATGCAATTACAAAACTATTAACATTTGAATCAGATAGAACCGCATTTAGATTTTCAACAGGTTCATTTGCCAATCCACCAAACCAATCTGTGGGATTTAAAACTATAAAAACAAATTTTACAGGCTCAATAACATATGCATCATCTGCATTTGATGTTGGTGGTACTTATATTCAACCATCTTCATACGCCGGAACTTATCCAGGTGCGTTTGTATCTCAAAATGATAATGGTGCGCTTTTAAATATAGCTAGTTTTAGTGGAAGTGTTGCAACTGTATTGGTTGGTTCAATTGTTTATACTGCATCTTGTGAAGGATTTCAGGAATATGAAACAATTTATAGATTTGAAGATGGTGATAATGCGCCGGGCGTTTTTGTAACTGCAAATACTAATCAATTTATTTACAAAGCAACCGACTTATCATTAAACCCAACGGGACAAGTTATAACAATAGAAGCTAAGCGAAAAAATTTAGCATCGGCAACAACTCCATTGACTGTAAATTCGGGTAGTGGAAAACCACCATTAACATTAGTATCTACAAATGCAACTAATGGTGTTGATACATATTCATTAGCAGGTTCAACTTATCCATTTGGAACAAACGAAACCATTTATTCTATTTCAGGTTCTGACCAATTTGGAAATGAATTTTCAGACGCAATTAAAATAAGTCCTGTAAAAATATTAGATGGATTATCTGCAACTCTTACAAATGATAATGCATCACTTCCTGCGCTTTCCAACGGATTTGTAGCTAGTGGTTCATTCTTATTAACAAGCGGTTCGGTAACTGTTAAAGTGGGTAATGAGAGTATTTCATTTGATGATGATAACGATAGTGTTAGAGCAAATAATACATTTGCAATAACTAATCTAAGCGGAACAGGGTGTACTCCAAATGGTGGAGCTGGTTCTAACCCATCTATAAATGGGTATGGTATTACAAACCTTACAGCAGATTCAGGTTCATTAGATATTACAATTAGTTATAAAGATGGCGCTGGTGATACAACGAGTATTGTTAAAACAGCAACTTATACAAAGAATAAAAAAGCCGCTCCGGTATTAGAATTTATAATTGGAAATAATAATCAATCAACCGATGCTAAATCGACGGGTGAACAAATTACTGCATTTGCTAATTCTAGCTTATCTGTAAAAGAACAATATAATGGTGTTGCATCAACTCTAACTTTAGTAACTGCACCAACAATTAATAGTAGTTCAGCGTTTACAACTATAACAAAAACAACTACAAATTTAACATATCCAACTATGATATCCGGTACGGATTCAGTTGAACTTTCTATAACAGGCTCTGTAACCGATTCGGAAGGAGTTAGTAGAAATGTATTTGGAAACGTTTCTTTAACAAAAATTAAAAAAGCTGCACCCGTTTTATCTATATCATCAACACCAAAAGACCAAAGTGTAACTGCTAAATCAACAGGTGAACAAATTGATTCATTTGCAAACGCAACAATAGTTGTAAAGCAAACTTATAATGGTAGTACTACCACTTTGCCAGCAACATTAACTGCGACTAGAGTAGATACCGGTGGAAGTTTGACAGTAAATAATACAAGCGGAGTAGTAACTTTAACTAATCAAACTTTAGCAGTTGGAGTAAATTCTACAACTGTTAATATAAGTGCAGTTGTAACTGATTCTGAAGGAACAAGTAGAACTCTAACTGATACATTAAGTTTATCAAAAGTTAAAAAAGCAGTTCCATTGGTATTAATTTCTGCTTCACCCCAAGCTCAATCTGTATTAGCAAATTCAGCAGGTACTCAAACTGGAACATTATCAAATGTTACAATTTCTGCATTAGAAGGAACTACTAGTAGATTTACATCTATGACGGGAACTTATACTGGGTTTTCTACTAATCCAATAATTAGTAGTAATACCTTAACAATGACATCTGCAGTTATGAATGCAGCTGAAGCATCAGCTACAATAGTTGTAACACATACTGATAGTGAAGGAACATCCGGCCAAACTCAAACAATAGTAGTAAGGTCAACCAAAGTTCCAACAGGAGCAACAGGAGATAATGGCACAAATGGTACGAATGGCACAAATGGAACTAACGGAACTAATGGTGCGAATGGTGGTGATGGGCCAGGTGTAGTATTTAGAGGACCGTGGAGTGCTGCAATAACTTATAATAGTATTAGTCAAGACCCAACACGTAGAGATGTGGTATTATATAGTGGAATTTACTATGCAACAAAGACAAATGCATCTGCAAATTTAAATAAAACTCCTAATACTGAAACTACGTTTTGGGAATCATTAGGAGCAGATTCATTTTTTGTAGCAGCTGAAATGTTTATATCTAAAGAATCATATGTACAAAACACAATAAATGTTGGAACAAATGCTTCAGGTAATGCTAACATTACTATTGCAGGTGGAAGTACATCTCCATATATTTCAATTGGACAAGCAACTAAAGGATATAATAATGTAGGTGCATTTTTAGGTAGTGATGGTACAAATGGAAAACTTTCCCTAAAAAGTGCAACAAACTCTTTAACATGGGATGGGAGTGATTTAAATATAACGGGAGGTGGCACATTTACCGGAGCATTAAGTGGTGGTACAATTTCAATTGGTAGTGGTAATAGTATTTTTAAAGCAGATAGTAATGGTATTTATTTGGGTAATGCAACATTTGCTTCTGCTCCTTTTAGAGTTACTCCTGCAGGAGCTCTAACTGCATCTTCTGCCAATATTACGGGAGTAATTAACGCAACATCGGGTGTTTTTTCCGGCCCTATCACATCAACCGCAACAATAACTGGCGGTACTATTAGTGGTGGTACTATAAGCGGTGGTACAATTGCAATTGGTGCTAATTTTTCAGTAGATAATTCAGGAAACATGGTTGCAAATAACGCATCTATGACTGGACAAGTTACTGCTACGGGAGGTTCAATTGGTGGATGGACTATTAATGGTACTCAATTAATTGGAAGTGGTTCTGCTGGTAGAATTATATTAGACCCAGCTATACCATCTGTGAAATTTAATAATGTAGCTGGTGCAACAAAATTAACAATAAGGACAGGTCAGCTAACATATTTAGGAGGAAATCAAGCAAGTCTTTCAATGCCATCTCAAACAACCGGCGCCGGTACTTTTTATACAAGTGTGTATAGTGAAACAGTTGGTACTATGCAAACTATATATGTACCAGATGCGGGTAACTACATTGGTACTCCGTCATTTTCTGGAAATGGCTCTAACTTATATTATACAAGCCCAACTTTTAATGGATATTTTTCTGTTAATTTTTGGATTGAGATTAAAGATGGACCTACATATGCAACTGCAGCTACTGTTGGATATATAAGTGTTGGTGGTGATACAACATATGGTGTCCCGAATGAAACGGGAGTTATGGGATTATATCCATACGTTACAACATTATCATTTCCTACTTCTGGTAATTTTTACTTATTTCCTGTAAGGGCAATCACAGGTAATTTTACAAGTGGATATGTACAACTCGCCGGCGGTGGTTATACGGGAGGAAGTAGTAATTTTAACCCTGAAGTGGATTTTGGTGAATTAACAGAGTATGGTTTACAAGTTGCAACATCTGCTACACAATATGCAAAAATAGCTAGAAATAGTTCATATGCATTTGAAGCTTTAGGGAGTATATCTGTAACATCTCCATCCGGCCAATTCTCATACTTTAATGGAGTAATACATCCAATGGTTGGTAATACAAACGATTTAGGTTCAACCGGAAATAGATGGAGAACTGTTTGGACTAATAATGCATTAAATAGTACATCAGATGAAAGATTGAAAAATTCAATTGAAGATACTGATTTAGGATTGGAATTTGTAAATAAATTAAGACCTGTCAAATATAAAAATAATGCAGCTACATCTCCAAGATATCATTATGGATTAATTGCACAAGAAATGATAGGAACTTTAAATGATTTTAATAAAACAACATCTGATGTTGGATTTATAGCATCATCATCATTATCATATACCGAAGAAGATATCAAAGGTTGGAAAAAACGTGAAGATTGGCCGGTTTGGGAAAGTGAAATCTCAGCATCAATGCGAGGCGAATTAGGATTAGCATATACCGAATTAATATCTCCAATGATTAAAGCAATTCAACAATTATCAGCAAAAGTAGAAGAATTAGAAGTAAAAATAAGCGGTTCTATATGATAGTATTCATTACAACAGGTTACGGAAAAAATATAGTGGGAGGTTCAGATATATGGTGTAATAACTTTATGGAGAACATTTTACCATTAGTTACGGAAGATTACAAAATTGTAGTTGATGGTAGGCCATTATTGCCGGAAGAAGGGGCAATCTACACTTTTGGAAACGATGAAGAAATAGATAAGATATTAGATGAGTGTGATAAGATAGTGTTTTTACATCATTCTTACAAACCAAATCCTATAATTAAAAAGTATCTTCACAAAACTCACACAACGTTTGTTCACGCTTTTATTCCCGATATGTTAGGATTAAATTCGGAATACGAAAACCTAATGACTAAGGTTGATTGGGAATGGCAAAAAGAAATATTAGATAATTCTGATAATATTGTATGGATTGGATATGAAGATGATACTATACACAAAAGTTATCCACACGTTATTAACATTATAAATTACTATGAGTGGAAACAAAGCAACCCATTTTTAGGAATTATTACTAATAAGATAGGTTATGCAGCGAGATGTGAAACACGAAAGAATGCACATTACTTAGATTCAATTCCATCAATTATATTTTCAAACAAATATGATTACAAACGAATGTTAGAAGGTTCTAAAATTAATTCAGAACATCATAGGTTTATGGAATTTGATTACCAATTTCATAAAAAGTTTTTTCAAAGTAATTTTCAAATATTTCACGGATGTTATAAAAAAGAGCCATTTGGGTATGCAATTTTTGATGCAATTGATAATGGTAAAATTCCTATTATACATACCGATTGGATGAAGCACATTGATTACAAATATAGAGCAAATAGTAAAGAAAAATTTCATCAAAGATATTTAGAATTACAAGAAGATGATTTTGATACTATAAATTTAGAATTTTCTAAATTAAGAGATGGGTTAACTAAATACACTAACAAACAAAAATGGGTTACTGAAATATGGAATCTCTTATAAATTTAAATAGGGTAAATGAGTTTATTACAAATAATACACATTTAGATGAAAATGGTAATAAAATCCACACGCCTGTAAATTATCGATGGACACATGGTGCAACTGATTTACATATGGGAGATGGGTTATTAATATACTCATTTATACAATTCATTAGAGCAAAGGTATGTGTGTGTATTGGTAGTGGTGGTGGATTCATCCCACGCATAATGACTCAAGCAAGATATGATTTACATCAACAAAAGATATTTGAAGGAAACCCACAAAATGAATGGGGAGATATTGGAACTACAATAATAGTCGATGCTGCAAATGGTGTAGGTGGTAATACTGATTGGACTGAAGAGAATAGTTTTTTAAGATATAACTTTCAACCGCAAATTATTTTAGAAACTTCTGAAAGAGTATTCTATGATTATTTTGTTAGACAAGATATTAAAATAGATTATCTACATATAGATGGCGACCATTCATATGAAGGAGTTAAAAAAGATTTTGAATTATACTCAACTATAATGAGTGAAAATGGGTTAATAACAATACACGATACGGATAAATCCTATCACGATACATTAGTAGTTGCAGAAGGAGCTAAGAAAGATTTTGTACCATTTGATGGGCCTGCAAAATTTGTAAATGAATTAAAAAATAATAGTGAATGGGATTTGGTAAATCTAAAAAATTTCCGTAACTTTACATCAAAGGCGACTAGCACTGGCATAGTATTATTAGGAAGAAAAATAGAAAATGAATAAATTAAGATTAGTTACGGTTACCGGAAGTAGAACAACCACTCTATACCATATGTTAAAACATTATGCTCACTTAGTAGATGAGATGTGTGTAGTTGTATATGAGTGGGAAGGAAGTAGTACTTATGATGAAGTTTCTAAAATTATAAATCAATTTGGAAATGCTAAAATTGTTTATAGGGAAATTGCTGAAAAATTTAATTGGGAAAAGGTAACTGAATTATACAATAAAATTAAATCAGAATATCCGAATGATTGGTGGATAATTTCAGATGATGATGAATTTCATGCATACTCAAAACCATTATATGAGATAATATATGATTGCGATATAAATGGGTGGGAAATCGTTAGAGGTGGATTTATTGATAGAATTGGTAAAGGTGGTGAATTTTCAGAAATAAATCAAACTGATAATATATTTGAACAATTTCCAATGGCTGGATTTTTTAGATATCCAATGAGTGGAGCTTGTCCAAATAAAATATGTTTGGTAAAAGGACATATTGAAATTACACCGGGTCAACATTACGCCAAAGTAAATGAACATACGACTTGGAGATGGCAAGGTTGGAATCATCCACTAATTGCTCCAATTGATAAATACAATGTGCAAGTTCATCATTTCAAATGGGATAGTACCGCTGGGCAAAGAATTAGAGATGTTGCAAATATAAATAAAGAATATTCGTATTCAGAAGAATATAGGATAATGTATAGGCAGTTAGCAAAATGTAGATTTAAAATAGATGTAGATAATACTGATTATATGTTTGAATATTGTCCTACTTCTAATTACGAAAACTATGAAAATTGGAAAAAATTATTCAAAAAAATACTATCAATATAGTTTGGTAATGTAAAATATATTTAGTATATTACATAAAATACATAAATTATGCCTTCAAAGAAAGAAATAACCAATACGGTTACACCCACGTTAGAACAAACTTCACCATTAAATACCGAAATGTTTGTGTTAGAACAAAAAAAAGTTAAAGCATTAGAAAAGATTGCTAACTCATTAGATGCTCTTACAGTTTGGTTTGAAGAAATCGATAAAGATGAGTGGGGTGCAAGAATACAATGGTATTTAGCAGAATTTCATAAATTAGTTCCTAAAGAAGAAATAAAAGAGGAAACTGATACCAATGCATAAACTTGGCGTAATCATTCCATATCGAAATCGTTATGAGCATCTTGAAGAGTTCAAAACAAGCATAGTTCAATATTTAGAATCTAAAAACATAAATTTTGAGATTATAATAGTTGAACAAGATGATGCAAAGTTGTTTAATAGAGGCATGCTTCTTAATATAGGATTTAAAGAAGCAAAGGATATGGGGTGTGATTATGTAGTATTTCACGATGTTGATATGTTACCAGTTGATGTAGATTATTCGTATTCAGATACGCCAATACATTTAGCTACTGATAATATTCCATTTGAATCTTATTTTGGTGGAATTACATTATTCCCTACCGATATATTTGAAAAAATAAATGGCTTTTCTAACTTATATTGGGGTTGGGGATTTGAAGATGATGACTTACGATATAGATGTATAAAAAATGATGTTCCATTTAAAAATATTATAGGTGATACATTTATAAATGAACAATTACCTATTTTTAATGGAGTAGATGCATATGCAACGATTCCAAATATTATAAATTATAATAGAAATTTTAAAATAGAATTAGATATCAATTTAGATAGAGTTATTTACGATGTAAATAAACAATTTGATATCTTTCCAATACTAACAATACCTGGTTACGATTTTAAACTTTTTTATAATTCGTTTAATAGATTTTATTTACAACTCTTTGATAAAAAAGGTAACTATTATGATGTTCATTCAGATATTGTAACAAGCTCAAAAAATAAAATATTAATAGAATATAATAAAAAAGAAAATACAATTACTTTTGTAGTAAATGATACTGTAGATATTATTGAACTTTCGGAATATATATACAATTATTCCAATGCAAATAATATAATAATCGGCACTGATAATACAAACGAAAACTTTTTTAAAGGAACTATAAACGAATTATTATTGAAACAAAATGATGAAATAATAATACATTATAAAAATTATAATATTATAGAATATGCGTTTACTGATATTTCTGGCAATGAAAATAATGGTGAATTATTTAATGTTTATTTAGATTATTTCAAACCTTTTCAAAATTATTATGCATATATTCCATTTAGAAGAGATAGTAAGTTGTTGAAATTGGAACACAAAGATTGTGGATTTAATGATGGCAGATGGCAAGATGATAATAGTAGATGGAATCAATTAAGATATAATAATGAAGTACAATTAGGGCATCATAATGATATTGATGATGGTTTAAGTAATTGTATAGATTATACAGTTTATAGTAAAACAAAAGATAATAAAATAACCCATTTAAATATAGGAATATAATGAAATTAGGGGTATGTGTACCATATAGAAACAGAGAAGCTCATATGAATGAGTTCGTTCCCCACGTATCTAAATTTTTAGAAGAAAGAGGAATTGAACATACAATTTATTTAGCACACCAATGTGATGATGCATTATTTAATAGAGGGTTAATGAAAAATATTGCCGCTAAACATGCATTCGATGATGGATGTGATTATATAGTTTGGCATGATATTGATATGGTGCCTGAAGATGATAGTTGTGATTATTCGTTTCCATATGATAATCCTCAACACATTGCAATTAGAATTTCTCAATCTGATTATCAGTTAAAATACGAAGAATACTTTGGTGGAGCAGTTGTATTTTCAAAAGAGCAAGTAGAAAAAACCAATGGTTATTCAAACGATTATTGGGATTGGGGTATGGAAGATGATGACCTTTTTTGGAGATGTGTAATGGAAGGTTATGCGGAAAAAACTAATTTGGATTATAGTGAAGAAAAATATGTAGCTAATTTTAATGGAATAAATTCAAAAATACAATTTAGACCAGATAGAGAACAAAAAGCTTGTATTTCAGATTCACATACCATTTCAGTATTAGTAAAAGCAGACCAGCAAATTGAAAAAGTTGCTATTTGGTTAATCGGTGATGAGGATAGACAATTTATAGAATACCCAATATTCAGAAAACCTGGATACGATTGGGGATTATCATTTAATAATAGTAGAGCATATACACTACAACTTTGGGATAGAACTAAGCAACATCTATACCAATGGATTAAACGATATGAAAACCAATGGAGTTGGGTAACGATGGCAGTAGATGCCGATAATCAAAAAATACATTTCTATTTAAATGGTAGAGAAAGTGATGCAAGATTAGGGACAGGTACACAATCTCCACTTAGTTATAATGAACCATTAAAACGATATGGTATGGAGCCGTTTACAATTGGATATTCAAAATCTCCTAATGAAGTATTTTTTAAAGGAGGAATTGCTAGCATACAAATGTGGAATAGATGTTTAACATCGGATGAAATAAAAAATCTACATAAAGAAATGCCTGAAGATAATTTGGTATTAGATATATTCACTATGAATTTAGAATTTGGTGAAATGGAAAATATTGAATTAACAAAGGAGAAGATAGAAATACCACATACAATACTACCATATAGAAGAGATGGTAAATTTAGATGTTTACCACATGAAACTGAAGGATTGATAAAAGTTGGTGGAATAGATAAGTGGGCAAAGGGACAAACTACTGCTCAAAATGAAAGAAGATACATTCTTCAAATGCAACAAGGTAAAATTGATTATAAAAACGATGGTATTAACTCAATGGATTATGAATTAATATCCGTAGATACTATATATAATAAGCACATAATGATAAACGTAAAAACAAAAAAATGTTAAACGAAGTTTTCGAAAAGACTAGAGAAAAGTTAAATGGTGTAGGTTGTGGTATGTGTTTAGCAAAGTGGACACAAGTAACAATGCACTTACATAATGGAACAACTCACTCATGTCATCATCCAACTACACACAAAGTTCCAT